TCTGGGTGCGGCACGTTGTCATGCACCACCACACCATCAACGGCCTCGATGTACCGCCCACAGATAACGCAGTAATAGCCGTCATCCATTGTTCTTCTCCTTGAGTTTGGCTTCGATGGCTTTAACTAAATCTCTCAAGTTGCCGCCTTCTTCCCAATCAATGTCATCCTCATCCGTCAGCCCAACCCATGTGCGCTGTGCTTGAATCTTGTGGCCCTCTGAAGCGCACACACCTACCCGCAAACAATTACCTGTGCGAACCTGTGGCTGTGCTGGCTCATAGTTTAGCCCCAACTCTCTGGCGTTCTCTGCCATCTTGTCGAGGGCTTCGTTTGCCAGTGCTTCTCGCAGGGCGGTGATGGCTTGCAATTGTTTTTGTTGCGGATACATAGATGTTTCCAACGCCTCCAGCGCCAGCTTCATTGCTTCTTTGCTCATTCGACCCCCCGGTAAATCTTGGATTCCCACAGGGTCACAACCATTCCATGCACAGTAAGGCTCTCAGCCCTCACCCATGAATCTGGTTGGATGTAGCCCTCCTTCTTTGCAAGTCTGGCAATCGCCCCCCAAGCCCTTTTGTCGGGAGGCTCGGGGAAGTCGGGATTAGCTTTACGCACATCCTCAATCGTGAAGAGATGCTTCCTTAGAGCGTGTTGGCGGATTGCCTCCAAGGCAAGAAGACTCCAGTCATCTCCGGCATTCGCGGCTGCAACCTCGGCCATTGCGTGTCCAAGTTCAAGTCCTTTGTTCATTCCTCTTCTCCTGTGGTTTTTAAGACGTAGTCTGATACCTCGTAGACGTATTTCAAGACATCCTCAAGATCAGCCTTGTGTGTAAACTTGCGGTCAACACTGGACTTGATTTCTTGCAATGCCTTGAAGGCTTCATCTGCGTGTATGGCTCTGCGGCACTTCTCAGTATCCTGTGGATAGTTGAATTCGAGTACGGCTTTCATATGCGCTTTCATTTAAACGCATGAGCAGTCTTGCCTTGCGCCATGTTTTTGTTACGTCAGTCTTAGAGGCGTCAAGCCACTTAAACTTTGGACTGGTGATGTGCCTGAGCGGCTTCACCATCGTTGGGTTCTGATTGCTCAACTTCTCGCTTGTCCATATTTCCATGATATTGCTCCGTTATCCAAAATCCTGCGTGGTTGATAAGCATCCCGAGGGCCGTCATTTCTTCCGGCGTTCTGCAACGGCGGTTAACGCCGTGCTCTCCTGTGCGATGCATATCAAACGCAGTGGTGCTGTTGAAGTACTGCTTACATCCTTGGCATTGATTACGACTGCCCGTCAGTTTCATGATCTGCCCCCTCTCGCATAAGGCTCTTGCTGACCTCTTGCTCTACCAGTTCTGCAAAAGACAGGCCTGATGGGAAGCGCATCTGGGCGGCTTCGATACTGCCCACCACCTTGATGGCCTTGAGCAATCCCTCGTTGAAACCGCTGGTGTATTGATTCCCAGAGGACAGACGGGCATCAATTCCCTCCCGCACAATCTGCGTCATTGGCATCTTGTTGGCCTTGGAAAACCGCTTGAGTCTGGCGATGTTCTTGGGCTCAAGGTACGTCATGAATGGTTTGTAATTTGGTGAAAATGTCATTTTCTTTCCTCAGAAAGGGTCTTCCGGCCATTTGTATGTTTCATATTCCTTGACCAGATCATCAAAGATTTGCTTTGCGACCTCGTTGCCGTGCAGCTCGGTACGGCTTTCAATGCCGCATCGTTTACACAGCTCTACCGCTGCCTCGTTTTCCGTGTTGACCTCAAGGAAGTCATGGAACTTGGATTCTTTGCAGAGCATCCCTGCCTTCTGAACCCTGTTGGTGTACGGGGTAGCGGACTCGTCATCTTGAATCCGCACCAAAGCACAGCCGTATCGCGCCCCAACGAAGTCACGCAGAATCTCTTCCGGGCATTCGTCAGGGTGGATCGCCAGCGTCAAGACAAAACCTGTGCGGTCTTGTTTTAACGCCACCTTTCGTGCTTCAAACTGAAGTGCCATCTCAGCAAACCAGTCCGCCTAGATCATCAATCTTGCCCTCAAGGTACTCAATGACGGCCAGATTTTTTTCAACTGTTCTTTTCAGCGCATCAATGACTATGCGTTGCGTTTCGATTTCCTCTTTGAGGGCATCAAGCTCCTTATTGCTAACCGATTTGCTCTCTTTTGGCTTGGCGGCAACAGGCTTAGCCTTCTTGGCCTTCCTTGGCGGATTGGCTAAGATTTGGTAGACATACACGGCGGTCGTGCCAACGGCATCAGCAATTTCTTTTGCGGTGGCATCTGGGTTGGCGGCTTTGTAGTCGCGGATGCGTTGCGAAATGGAAGTCTTTGGGGTCTCAATCATGGTTATCTCCGGTGTGTTTGTCATATCAGGAACGGTCTTTAAAAAATCCAACATGGTTCTTCTCCTTAAAAGGGGACGTCATCATCGCCAAAGCTGTCTTCTTGGCGGGTAGGTTGACGGGTGTATCCGCCGCTCTCTTGCTTGGGGACAAAGCGGTCAACAGAGATTGACAGGTATGTCTTGCCCTGCTTGTCCACCTTCTTCCAACCAGAAAGCTTGATAACCGTCAGGCCATCCTCGTTCCTGATGTTGGTCATGTCCTTAAGGTTGATTGCAATGTTCCCCCAGTAGTCGGGGGACTTTGCCCCCTTCTTGGTTGTTGAGGCTCTCAAGGAACCCGAGTCAGGAAACGCTTTGTATTCCGTCTTTTGGTAGGCCATTATTTACTCTCCGAAAGTTGCTTCTTCAGTTCTGCGAAGCGATTGCGAACCCGGTCATAAAGATCGGGGTGACTTACTTTGAGCCCATCAAGCTGACCTTGATTGGCCTTCCAGTAACTGTTTAAACCTTTGACGTCAGTGCAATGGTTTGTGTATGTCATCATTCCCTCGGCAAACAACTCTGCGTTTGCATCTGCCTGTCCAGTGTTGACCTGAACATCTGCCATCGCAGTACCGTCTGGAGTCACTGCCTTGACGATTACAGGCGCTGTTTCTTCGGATTGGGGCAAGTCCTCACCCGCATAGATATACAGGCCTAATCCGTGTAGCGCCAAGCCCTTGGTCATGCAACGCATGATGGCGGTGTTGATGTTGAAGCTATCGATCTTTTCAACCTTTTCGTTGCCGTACTTGTCTTTAAACTTCCGGCCCTCTATGGAAATGGGCTGGTTGCTACTGTTCATCACAGGCAAGAAGCAAGTCATGGGCTTGCCAAACATGGTGACGGTGACCCAGACCATTGCTGTGCCATTGATCTGCATGTAAGGGAATTCCATATAGGTATCCTGTACTGCATGCCTAAAGGTCTTCACCTCAAACGTGGCGGCAGGGTCAGCCTTCAAGGCTTCTGCCCATGCCCATGCCCATGACAGGTAGGACAGGTTTTGCTTCTTCTCAACGTGCTCATTCACGTTCAGTTTCAAAAGGTCAAGCTGGGACATTGAGTTCTCCTTGGTATTGGGCGCACCACTCTGCCACTCCGCAGTAGTTACCTGTACAACGGCGTGGCTCTCCGGTTCTTGTTTCGACATATCCTTTTTCCTTCTCTGCCAGCGTTGTGGCTTCTTCGATGGTTTTAAACACACGGATGGCAGTCTTCCTGCCTTCCCTCTTAACGGCGAATGTCGTCTCCGACATCCAACGTTCCTCGTTGGAGCAGTTCTGAAGTTCCTCTTCAAAGTCCGCTCTCATCTTTGCTTCACGGTGCATCTCAAGACGCTCCCGGATATACATCTCAGTCTTCACGCTGTCCCACATGGGGACATCCACCACGCAGATGGGGGAGGCTGGGTAGCCTTCCTTACGGTCATGCCTGTTGAAGTCCCTGACCAGCGCACAAATCTTCAGGCCAACAACCTTGCGTTGCTTGACGGTCTCGACCAGCCATTTGTAGATGTTGAGTTGCTCTGTCCACTCCTCCTTCTCTTGCATGACTGCCCATGCGGAAGTGAACTTGTAGTCATGGATGATGATCCCGCCCTCTGCCTCTTCTTGTAGATCGATTGCCCCGCTGATCTTGACCCCAGACACCTCGGCAAAGATGCGCTCCTCCTTGATCCATCCCGGTGTCTCGCCCCTCTCCATCACTACATGGAGGGCAGACCCCAACAGAGTCCACATCATGTCGCTGACATCTTGGGTGATCTGGTCGTTGTGCTTCTCACGCAATCTGCGAATCTTGGGGGGAGACATGATCTCGGTGACGCTGTACTGGGCCTCACCCTTGCTGTAATATTCCCGCTTTGCGAGGGTTACCAGTGGTTCTGGTAGATTGTGAACGTTCGTAACTTGCATCTTAACTCCAGAGGTTTTTATGACTGAGAAACTCAATGATAGTGATGATACAACAGAATTGCAAGCCCTAGTGCAAATTATTTTTGGTGAGCCAGCATCAAAAAGCAACAGTCGGCGGATGGTGAGGTTTGGAGGGATGTCCCGGCTCATCAAGTCAGAGAAGGCGCTGAGCTACTCGGATATGTTTAAACAGCAATGCAAACCGCTGGCCAAGCTCATGACTGGCGACCTCCGGGTGACGCTGCATATCTACTACGCAAGCCGAAGGCCAGACTTGGACGAGACCTTGATCCTCGACCTGATGCAGGGGTTAATCTACGAGAACGACCGACAGGTCAAGGAGCGCCATGCGTACTGGGGACTTGACCCAGAGAACCCAAGGGCAGAGATATTGATAGAGAAGATTCCAGAGGTTGCCCCAAAAAAGAAACCCCAGCGCAAAGGCCGGGGTTAAAAGAGAAGCAACTGCAAGGGGGAGTGACCTCGCAGCGCCAGTGTAAACGAATTGCAGGCAGCGTGCAGGCACGCGGGCTCACCCGGTGAGCTACCCTGTTTAAACAAATGTATCTCCAAATCAGCGATTTAAAGTTACAGACACGCTCCTGCGGAGGGTGTACCCCGTGATGGGGTATCCCCCGTAATGGGGTATACCCCCTTGAATGGGGTGTAAGGGTTTATCCCTAAGAACGTTCGCAATCTTATCTTGCAAGCTCCAAAAAGCTGTGATACATTGGAGTTGTTGTCGTCGAAAGCAACAGAGACAGAGGCCGCTTACACATGCGATTTCCGCCTTACCAAATACTCTCGTGGGAGGGATATTTGGCAAGGTTTCGACCGGGATCGCAGTTGCAAGCGGCTTTTTTTCGTCTGTACTTTCTACGCCTTCCGTACTCCGCACGACAGCAGGGGCCGCAAGTGGGGCCGCTCGGAAGAAAACCGCGACACGGTATGACCTACGTCTAGGGGGCAGTTCCCGAATAATCCGTGCGGCTGGTCGCATCATCAAGCCGAGGGTAGACGGTGAGAATCCGTCACATGATGATCCTGCTTTGCAGGGGTGGAACCTTCCCCTTCTCCTCACATCCCGTGGGGTAGGGGGTCTTTGGGTGGAAATTATCCACCCGGCGAAATCAGGGAGATTTATTGAGGCGACAAAGATCGCCATCAACCAAGGAAAACCATGAGAGAAGAACGCATTTACTTTATCGGCACATCGGATAACAATACCCGTCTGGTCAGGGCATCTACAAGGCAACAAGCCTTGATGTACGTTGCACAGAGTTCGTTTGTTGTACGCACAGCAAGTCAGGATGACTTGGTTATTGCGTTGACCAGCGGGGTCAAGGTGGAAAACTACCGTGCGCCAGAGCAAACTGAACTTAACTTGGAGGACTGAGCCATGCACACCCTTTTACCAATGAAGTTGCAAACCACTTTGAAGTTTGCCGCCAAGACCAGCCAACTGGATGCGGCCATCCGGATGGTTCAGGAAGAGCGCCCCGACCTCTTCCACACGGAGACAAGCATCAAGGATCGTGTCTTCTATGATGAGCCTAGAGGCGCATACACCGGAAGCTACATCAACCCCGCACCACCCCGCATTTAAACTTGGAGAACTGAAATGAAAAAGATTGTCTTAGCCCTGACCCTCGCCGCATCTGCCACCGCAGTGTGGGCGACCTGCACCACGCACACATACATCCAAGGAAATCGGACGGTTATTTGCACTACCTGCTGTTATGGCACTAACTGCACGACAACCTGTTTTTAACTTGGAGAGGCAAATGATTGAATCTGGATACGATTTTGCTGTGCAAGAAAAGCAACGGGCCTATGCAAATCAAATTGATTCCATAGATCGCAACCCAACTGTCGAGGAAAACATTGACGTAAAAATTAAACGTCTTCAAGCTGAGATTGAACGGTTGCAGCAAAGCAAGGCGGACTTAGCCCCGCTTTTAAAGATGCGAATTCGTGACATTCGACACGCAATGGATTATTGATTAACCGGGGGAAAGCGGGTGCTGGTGATTGGGAGACCTTCACGCACTAGGGCACAAGCCTAGAGCAAACAGCCGCAGTGAGTACCCCACCTATCGCCCCTCTCATTTAGGAAGCAACATGCGAGATTACAAACAAGAATACGCCAACTACGATGGCACACCCGAGGTCAAGAAAAAACGGGCGCAGAGAAACAAAGCCCGAAGAATGCTGGAACGTGAAGGGGTTGTCCGCAAGGGTGACGGCAAGGATGTCGATCACATCGCCCCTCTCAGTAAGGGAGGAACAACATCCCGCAGCAACCTCAGAGCCAAGCCTGCATCGGCCAATCGCTCGTTTAAACGCACCTCCACAGGGGCGATCAAATGATTGAAGCACTCGTAGCGGATACATACTTCAATGATTCGACACGGGTGATCTGCCCATTCTGCACACCAGACCGCAGAAAACAAAACATCAAGGACATGACCCTGACCCGCAAGGATGACGGGGCCGTTGTCTATCACTGCCACCACTGCTACGCATCGGGTTCAGTGCAACCCAAGGAGAACAAATTGTCCGCAGTCCCTGCCGCAACAATAGTCAACAACAGGCTCACCCATCAACATTACCAGTGGCTCAAGTCACGGGGCATATCAGAGATAACCGCAGATGCCATGCGTCTGTTCTCAGCGGAGAAGTTTTTCAGCCGACTCAGCAAACCAACACAAGCCATCGGCTTCCCCTACTACCGCAGTGGTGCGCTGGTCTCAGCGAAGTACCGAAGCATCGAAGCAAAGGACTTCACGCAAGACGCAGGGGGCGCACATGATTTCTTTGGCATCGACAAGGTAGAGAAGGGCCAGCCCCTGATCATTGTCGAAGGAGAGATGGATTGCCTCACTGCCATTGAGGCGGGTATCCACAACGTGGTCAGTGTTCCCGGCGGCGCCCCCGTCAAGGTCGCAGATGGCAAGGTGCTACCAACAGAAGACAAGAAGTTCGGGTTTGTCTGGAACGCAAGGGAGATCATCGATGCGGCTCCATACGTCATCCTAGCAACAGACCAAGACCCTCCCGGTCAAGCGCTGGCAGAAGAGTTGGCAAGGCGCATCGGCAAAGAAAAATGCAGACTCGCCAAGTTTGCATGGAAGGATTTAAACGAAGCATGGATGGACGACGACCCGACGGCAGACGACACGCCGACTGAACGTTTAAACAAGATCATCAATGACGCAGAGCCGTACCCAATCAACGGCATTTCAGAAGCAACGGCATACCTCGACAAGATCAATGACCTCTACACCAAGGGATCGGGCAAAGGGTTTAGCACGGGATACCCATCGGTGGATAACATTTACACCGTAGCACCGGGGCAGTTGACTGTGGTCACAGGTTACCCGTCCAGTGGCAAGTCCAACTTTGTTGACCAGTTGATGGTCAACCTCGCAAGGACATCGGACTGGAAGTTTGCGGTCTGCTCCTTTGAGAATCAACCCGAAGTCCATATCACCCGACTCATGGAACTCTACTCGTTCCAATCCTTTTACGAAGGCCGGGATAGGATGAGTCAGAGTGCGAAGGAGATGGCGTTTAAATGGGTCAACGAACATTTTCTTTTCATCGACACCAACGGCGAAGAACCCAGCACCCTTGAGTCAATCCTGACAAGGGCCAAGGCGGCGGTGAAGAGAATGGGGGTGCGTGGTCTGGTGATTGACCCGTACAACTACATTGAGATGCCGGGGTCAGACAAGAGCGAGACCAATGCCATCAGCGACATCCTGACGAAGGTCAAGAAGTTCTGTATGGCTCACGATGTACACACATGGTTTGTCGCCCATCCCAGCAAGATCAACCGCTCTGGTGTCGAACAGCCCCGTCCAGACGGGATGTCGATCAGTGGGTCGATGGCGTGGTGGGCGAAGACAGACTGTGGCATCACGATCCACAGGAAGGATACGTTTACCGAGTTGGCAGTCTGGAAGTGCCGCTACCGCTGGGTAGGGACACAAGGGGAAACGTCCTTAATCTTCAACAAGACCGCAGGGACGTATTCAGAGAACTTGGATATGTTCTAAAGAGAAGGGGGGCATCAAGCCCCCCTCTTCATTTCAGCGCATAAAACACGGCGCTGATCACGTTGTCGTATCTACCGCAGATTTGCGGAGTGTCTCTGTGCGTGTAAACGCACCAGTGTAGGCGGATATATCTGATGTATCGCTCACCTCGTTTGAACATCTGCGTGGTGTTGTGCAGTTCAAGAAGGTGGTCATACTTGGCGGCTTGTCTTACGAAGTGAGGGCAGGGATCAATCAGCGTCTTGACCTTACGCACAGATAAAGTCGTAGGTCTTTACATCAACCACCAATTGCGGGAACACCAGCAGTTTGCCAATCATCACTGGCGTGAAGCTGTAGCCCATCACGAAGGCCACATACCAAATGTCGATGGGCTCATCAATGACAACAGCCAGAGCGAACACGGCCTTGTCCTCTCCAATGTCGTGGATGGTGACCTTGAGGTGTTCATCACGCAATTTTTGGATCAGGTCTTTCATCAATGTATCTCCTCAGAACGGGGTCTCATAAATCGGTCAAGGTCATGGGCGGCGGAGATGATGCCCATCATCTCGGGCTTGGGCATATCCCCCGCAATTTGAACTACAAGCTTGACCAGCAAGCCGAAGGTCATCTCGGGCGTTAGTCTGTTGGCCTCGAAGACATCAAAGATTTGTTCGTAGGCCTCATTGATCCTGTTTATCTCTTCAGAGAGAACGGTCATCATGCCTCCCAGAAAAGGTAGGCCAACATGAAGATGGCAAACAAAACAAAGATCACCGACTCGGCTTGGTCGCTGATGATCTCTCTGTTTAAACGAATGGGTTTGGCTGGGCCTGTGTATTTCATGCTGTCTCTCCAAAGATTGTGAAGCTGTGAATGGGTTCGCCGGGAGTGTTAACCCAGCCAGCCTTGTATGCGTCAACGTGCAGGTCGTTGTCGTTCTTGGCGTGGTATGAACATACAGACCCCGAAAAGTTGATGTCGTACTCACCCCAAACAACCCAGTCATCGCATTCAGCCAGCGTGTTTCCGTAGAAGTCACGTTCGCTGGCAAGCCCTTTGGCGTAGCCCTCGCAGAAGACTCGCAGTTCGTTCAATGTTTTCATGCTGTCTCTCCTTGTGGCCCATATGAGCGGGTTTCGTCAGTTGCAATGTCATCCAGTTCAATGGACTCAATGTCCCATGCCCCGTCATCTCGGTAGTAGTCTTGTTCCATCTGCCTCCATGCCAATGCCTCGGCCTCATCCTCATTCTCGGCCTCAATGGTCAGGTTGACGTAAGAGGTGCGCTTCAATTCAATCTGGTAGGTTTTCATGCTGTCTCTCCTTTGGTTAATTCGCACAGTTCCTCAAGCATCTCAATCACAGGCTCCAGTTCATAGATGGCTTGTCTGGCACTCACGGTTTGCTGGTTACTATCTTCAAGCCACGCCTTGGCGTGACGTACCTTGCACAGAATGTGCTCCAACTCAATGTGCCACTGATGTTCTGCATTCATGCTGTCTCTCCTTTGGTGGTTGATGTTGCCTTGGCTACACGGTTAATGACATCTTTTCGGTATCCGCATTGTGTATATATCCACTCTTGGCGGCATTCGATCCATTTGCACAGTCCGTGGACTGGGTCGATGCGGTGAGTGCCGCTTTTAACTAATGCAATAAGTTGCTGAGTCCGGTTGGCTGATTTCATGCGGCCTCTCCTTTGGTTGTTGCGAATAAAACAATGCGGCTCTTGATGGCTCGGCGCTCCTCTGCCAAAGCCTCTCGCTTGCTGGCGTAGGTGCGCTGACGGGTAGACCCGTCCATGAAGGTGATGGTCACGGTGTACATGGCGCTTCTCCAATCAGTTCAATGTCGTAAACCTCGCCCTCACCCTGCACACAAGCCCGTGTCGGGTCAAACCAATCAAGGGCAGTGGCCCCCGCCTCTTCTTTGCTTTCAGCCTCCACCTCAATGGTCTGCCAGTAAGACATCACCACCTGCACTTTGTATTTGCTCATGTTGCTTCTCCTTAAAAGCCCCCGAGGGGGCGGGGGTCAAGCGGCAAGCTTGATCTGTTTAAACGAAACAGCACCGATATCGGCGATGTTGTTCACCTCCACGGCGTTGCCGTAGATGTCGGAGACATCAGCTTTGATGCCGATTCCGATGGTGGTCACACCCAGCGCTTTGCCAGAGTTAACTTGCTGGCGCACAGCATCAGGCTGACCTCGCCCGTCAGTGATCACAAAGACCAGCTTGCGGGTTTCGTTGCGCTTTGCAAGCAACTCATGTGAGTAGCGCAGAGCGGTGTAATCGTTGGTTCCGCCGCAGGGTATGACCTTGCCGATCAGAGCGCTTGCCTTTTTGTGATTCATGGCGAAGGGCTTGATCTCATAGACATGGTTGGCAAAGCCAATCACGGCGGTGTTGACACCAGCCGCTGACAGGGTCTCCAACAGGGCACGGCAAGCAGTGATGGCAGGGTCAATGCGCTTCTTGCCAACATCACCGTTGAACATCGAACCGCTGATGTCCAGCAAGATCACAACCGCAGAGTCCACACCCTCTACATCAAGGCGGCGTTTAAACACACGGTCGTTGCCAGTGGCCACAGATGGCAAGGCGTGGACGTTGACCACACCAGCCTTGCGGTTGCGGCTGAACTCAGTCAAGCCCGAGTTGTCGAACAGGCGCTTGACCTCATAGCGAAGCTTGGCAGGGACGGGTGCATTGGGCAGACCCTCTCTGTCAGACCCGAGTGCGTACTCAGACTTGCGCTTGGAGTAGTCCACCGAATAGCTCCCCATCAGGCCACCCTCGGACAGCTTGGGCTCAACCTCATTCGCCGCTTTGTCATCAGGCGAATCCACCGGGGCATCAGAGGATTTGGAGGGATTAGAGGGCTTGGAAGGCTGGTCTGCACCCTTGTCCTCATCCTCGCCCTGATCGGGGCTTGTAGGCCCATCCTGACCCTTGGATGGGTCATTCTTTGGCTTGCCGGGGCGCTCTTGCGGCTTTTGCTTTGGCTTCTTGGACTCTTGCTGAATCTGGTCAAAGACCCACTCAGCAATCTCAAGGGTGTCGGTGCTGGACTTGGCTTTGGTACAGCGCCGTGCGGCCTCATCAAAGATGGCGGTCAAGCGGGGGTTGCAGGGAACCTTAACCGTGGCGTGTTTACGGCAAGCCACTGCAAGGATGTAGGGGTACTGACGGGCATCATTCCAATCCACCGCTGATGCCAGCGCCTCATTGGTCATGCCATCCACCAGTTCGGTGAGCAGGGAACCAATGTTGCCCAGCAGACCAGAGGCAATCCCGGTGTTCTCAATCCACCCGTCTTCCACGGCGTTGTGCAGGACTCGGATGTACTGGAGGCCTCTGGTGCTGGACACGCCGAAGTCGGTGTACTTGTGATGCAACAACTCATGCACCACATAGCCAGCATACTTGACTACCATCGCACGGCTCACCGTGGCCTCATCCAAGACCCCGGCAAGGTAGAGTTCGCCGTTGTCGTTGATGCCAGCAGTCTGGACATCACGGCTCCAGTGGACACGCACACGGGGCAGACCCAGAGCGGAGCCCACCTTGTGGGCGAAAGCCTCAAGGCCCAGCCTGAATTCAAGGCCACGCACAGTGGGACGGTTAAGGATAGTTTCGATGTTCATATGAACCTCACAGATATTGTTGGATGGTTGTCTCGCAGATGCAAGACAGGTAGATGGCAGTCAGTCCCGGCAAGGACTCGGCTGGTTGACGGGCGGCAATCGTTGTTGCCCAAGCCTTTTCCACGGGCAAGACCCGCAGGGCACGGACAAAGGCGATCACAGACCGAATAGAAGGGGCATCGATAACCTCGCCTGTCTGCACCTTTTCACGGGCCACACGCACGGCACTGAGGATATGCTCGGCAAGCTTGGGGTCACACTGGGTGTGGCGCACCACTGCATCCACCTCAGACTGCACAGGCAGATAGTCGAACTGCACCACACGGGCGAAGCGGTCAACCAAAGCGCTGTTCATGGCCCGAGTGCCAGCGTATCGGCCCGAGTCATCACCGTTGCCCAGCGTGTTGTCGGCGGCAAAGACCAGCACACCGGGGGCACGGGTCTGCACAGACCCACCGAATGAGACAGCGCTGTTCGGCTCAAGGAACCCGTTGAGAGGGGCCAGTTCGCCGGGGTCAGCGTTGGTCACCTCATCCAACAGGATCACAGTCGAGGGGTGCGTGAAGGCCGATAAGAAGTCACCCCGCTTGAACACGGTCTGCCCAGCCTCAAGACCCACCGCACCGATGTAGTCCTCGGCACTGGTGTACTTGTGGAAGTTGATGCGTTTAAACGCACGGCCTGTCATGGCGGCAAACTGACGGGCGGTCTCAGACTTGCCCGTGCCCTTTGGCCCACCGAACCAGACGTTTTCGCCTGAGTCCTGAGACAAGATCAGGTGCTGGAGGATGTCAGCAGTCCAGATGAAGTTGGGGTCAACAGCCGGGGCGGTGGGGTCATTCCAGACATCCACCATCAAATGATTGCCTTTGGCGTCCAGCACGTCCACGCCGAACAAAAACTTACAGGTGAAAGAATTCACCTTATGCACACCAGACAGGTCTGCGATCACAGACTGAGCGCCAGCGGCCTCCACCGCTTTGCGGAAGGGGGCGAAGGCATCAGCGACAACCTTGGAAACAGCGGCCTCAACCTTACGGTCATCTATCGTGGTCTCGCCAAGCTTCTTGGTCAGACCCTTAACGGCCTTGCCCAACTCCTCCGAGTCCTGAAGGCGAAGGGAGCGCTCATCTGCGATCTCATCACCAAAGCGCTGGGCCAGCTTCTTCACGGCCTCAATGGCTTTGAGGGCGGCATCCTCCGCACGGGTAGCGGCGGCGGCTACAGCATCCACGGCGGCGGTGTCCACGCCGGGGGAGGTGGACACAACCACAGGGGTGGAGGCTTTGATCTCGGCAAGGGTCAGGTTGTTGGCCCGAACACAAGTCACAAGGTAATCGGCGGCTTTGCTTTTCTGCTCGGCTGGTGTCCCGGTCAGAGTGGCGCTTGAGAATCGGGCAAAAGCCCCCAGCACCGTGCCAATGGGAAGCTTCAAGATGTCGATTTTGATTTGCAGGTCAGTCATGGTTTATCTCCGTTTAAACAAGGTTCAGGACATCGCTGTCCACAGGGCAAGAGGGAAGGCCAAGAGCGGCCCACTTGGATGTCAGTCGCACGGTGTACCCGCAGGATGGGCACACGGCCTTGAGCATCCTTGTGGTCTGCACCTTTTTGCTGTTCATGGTCAGGGCGGCATGGGGGTAAGCACCCAGTGAGTCCACGATTGCCCCGAATGTAGGGATGAATGAGTCGGCACGGGCTGTGGCTTTCCAGCCTTTGACCCCGGTGGGGGCAAGGTGCATCTTTTTGGCGATGCTCTGGAAGTTCACGCCGTGGTTCATTGCCCCGGCGGTGGCATGGCACAACTCATGCACCAGCACATCGAACACCCGCAGGGGGTCATCCAACACGGGGGAGATCAAGACCTCAAAGGTCGCATCAGCAGAGGCGGTGTCTGCCCAGCACTCACCAATGGCGCCAGAGCGCTTTGCGTTGGACGGGAACCCGCACGAAACCCGAACGTTCGCTGGCAGGGGTGAGCACACTGCATCAAAGAAGGGGCGCAGTTCACTCACAGCGGCATTGAGCCAGTCTTCACGGTTGTTGATTGTCATATCGTTTCTCCAATGATAGTGATTGTACAGTGTTTAAATGGAAGGGGTCAACACTTTGTTGAAACGCTCAGACCCGACACGCTCAATGAGGGCATCGATCTGGGCTTGGGCAAGGCCTCGGATGTCACGCAAGAGCATCCCGTTGCTGGAGCAGGGCACACCCTTGTATTGGCCCTGAACGTGCAAGACCTTGCCGCCGGAGCGGGGGTCAGACACAACCCAGAAACCGAGGCTGTCCTTGTGGAGGTGGAGGGTGTGGGTCACCGCCCCGGCATGGCAGACCAAGAGGTGTGACTTGGCGGTGGAGATTTCAGAGCCGTCCTTGCGGCGCAGGGTGATGGTAGGCATGAGGTTCCTTTCGGTTGTTTAAACGGGTTGCACTCCAATGCCCCGCAGGGCATCAGGCTGAAATCAGTCTTTGTAAATGTCGAGCCATGTCATGGCATCACGCTTGGTGCGGCACTCACGCACGGTGAGGTTGCCGACTCGCACAACCCACTCAACCAGAGGGGTAGTGCGATGGTTGTAGGACTCTTTGCGGAACAGGGCCGCACGGCCCAGTGTGGCGACTAGGGTCATGGGCAAACAGCGTGTTCACGCAAGGCAGAGATGAGGGACACACCCAGCGCAGACTGGCAGATGGCATTGCCCCAGTTGCCATCAGGGTCACGGGACAGGGCAACCAACAGGTTGAACTTTTGCTCTTGGGTGCGGGTCACGCTCCCAAAGAAGTAGTAAGCCTGTTGGTAGACAAAGGCGGTCTGGGTTTGCCTGTTCCAGTGGAAGGCGTTGGGGTTCTTGATGAAATTCTTGCTGGCCTGTTGGGCTTGAGCCTTGAGGGTATCAACAACAGCGGCGGGGGACAGGACTGTGGTGATTTGCATGATGGTCTCCAGTGAAGTGCAAGATGGCACTGCAATGCCCTCTGTCACAGGGCATCACGGTTGCATCTATGTCTCTGAATTTTTAAAGAGCCGTTGGGTGAGATCACCAGCACCATTGCTAGTGCATGGACGAATGATATCACTAGTGTGTAAACAGGTGTCAACACAATCCCGAGCAAACCGTAGGGTTATTAGTCCACGGGCCAGTGATGGGTACTCCAGATCAGGGGGTGACAGGGACAGTGCCAAATGCACTGCATCTATATATGTTGGGTGGGTTCCAGTGAGTTGGACTAAAAAGTATTAACGTAAAACTGAGTACTTTCGTTAAGGATAAGCAAGTACTGATATTCGTTAAAACGGCCAGCAAGGGGGGTCAAATCACTTCCTAGGGGGGTAGTGGCGGGTAAGGGTCAAAGTGGCTGGAAGGGGCGTTTAAATCGATTCTAGAGCCATGTATCTTTATACAGTACTAGCTTACATTCGGTGGCTACAGTAGCACTCAGGTACACAGAAAAGAGGGTGTGGATAAAGCTGGGGACAAGCTGTGGACAGAGTTATTCAAGTTATCCACAGAAGGTTGTGGACAAGTTGACGTTATCCACAGGCTGTGGATAATGCGAACGAAGCTGTGTAAACGCACAGGCTGGATGAAACCACAGGAGTGAAACCATGAGCGATACCGAAAAGGCCGGGAGGGCATCGAAAGATGAACTGTTGGCGGCACTGGAAGCGGCACACTTGCCGGGGGATGAATGGGAGGATGAAGGCCCGGAACTCAGCGAAGCGGAACGGTTGGCGGCTCATGCAGAACCTCCAGTAATAAGGGTAGATGGGAAACCAAGAGGGAGTGAAGACTACAAGAGAGTGCATCCTCTCACGCCATCAGCAATGGAGTTCGCAAAGGGCATGATCATTGGGAAAACAATGAGGCAAGCCTACAGGGATGCATACCCCAACGCCAAGGGAAGTGATCAGGTAATCACATCAGCGGCATACAGACTAAGCAGAGATCAGAGGATACAGAAGATACTCCAAGAGGCTTGGGGTGAGACAGTGGAAGTGCTGGCAGAGGATACCGCCGCATCCAAACGGTATGTGCTGAAGGAACTGTTGGCACTCAGCAAAGGAGCCAAGCAGGAAGGCTCTCGGTTGAAAGCACTGGAACTGATGGGCAGAGCCGCAGGAATGTTCCAGCAGAGCACTGAAGTGGTGGCAGACAAGCCAACAGCAGAGCAGTTGCGTAAGGAACTCTCAGGGCATCTCAAGCTACTGGACAACGTGAAGCCTCTCAAGCGCAAGGCCGTGTAAACGCTGGGAGGAGGATCGGTCATCAGCGTGTAAACGGCTGGGAAGGCGAACCCACCCACTCCCGACACCCCAAATTTCTCGCTGACGGCCCCGCTCCCGCTTACGCTCTAATCCACACATCCCATCACATTCCCATACATACCCCCCATGCATTTCAAATGCCCACCCCCCGGGGGTATATATATTTTTCAGAAACACCTTGCGAACGTTCGTTTGTGCGTTTAAACTCTCGGCATGTTGAAAGATAAACATCAATTGGTTCTGGACTTCATCCGTGCGTATGTGCGTTTACACGGCGTGCCGCCGTCGTATTCCGTGATTGCTCGGGGGTTAGGGATGAAGAGCAAGTCAAACATCCACAGGGTGATCCACATCCTTCAGGATGAGGGGCTCTTGGTGACCAAGCCGCACAAGTTCAATTCGATCAAGCTATTGGATAAGACGGTGAAGGGGGTAGCCTCCCTATGATGACCCGGCAGGAAGTGGAGAGATACCGGGAACTGATCCCTCTCGTCGCAGATGATGAGAGAGCAAAGATCATGATGTTGTTGGAATACGACAGAGTGGAGAAGTGCAAAGAGTCCTTCATCTATTTTGCGTCCCACATGTGGCCGGGGTTTATTTCCGGGAAGCACCACCAGATCATGGCCAACGCTTTTGAGCGTGTGGCCAAGGGGGAGCTTAAGAGGCTCATCATCAACATGCCTCCTCGGCATACCAAGTCTGAGTTTGCCTCGTATCTCCTCCCAGCATGGTTCTTAGGTAAGTATCCGGAGAAGAAGATCATTCAGACGGCCCACACCGCAGAGCTTGCGGTGGGCTTTGGCCGGAAGGTGAGGAACCTTGTGTCCTCCGAAACCTTTTCCCGGGTGTTTGACACCAAGCTCTCTTCTGATTCAAAAGCCGCAGGAAGGTGGAACACCGGAGCCGGAGGTGATTACTTCGCTATCGGCGTTGGGGGAGCCGTCACGGGTAAGGGTGCGGACCTACTCATCATTGATGACCCGCATTCTGAGCAGGAAGCCAAGCAGGGTAACCCCGCAGTCTTTGATAATGTGTATGAGTGGTACACATCTGGCCCTCGGCAGCGTTTACAGCCGGGGGGAGCCATTATTATTGTGATGACACGCTGGTCAAAGAGAGATTTGACCGGGCAGATTCTCAAAAACTCGGAAAAAGACGGCGTAAATGAGTGGGAGGTGATTGAATTTCCCGCTATTTTGCCGTCTGGATCGCCTTTATGGCCCGGATTTTGGAAGAAAGAGGAACTCGAAGCTATTAAAGCTGAGATTCCCGTCTCTAAATGGGAAGCGCAGTACCAACAGAACCCCACATCCGAGGGAAATGCGATTATCAAGCGCGACCACTGGCGGATTTGGGAGTCTGATGTCGCTCCGCAGTGCGAATATATTATCCAAAGCTGGGATACCGCATTTGAAAAATCAAATCGGGCAGATTATTCAGCTTGCACAACATGGGGTGTCTTCCAACACCCCAACCAACAAGGCGATTTGAAGCCAAACATCATCTGTCTGGACGCAGTGAAGGCTCGTATGGAGTTTCCGGAGCTGAAACAGAAGGCTCTTGAGATGTACAAGGAATGGGAGCCAGACACATTGATTGTGGAAAAGAAGGCCGCTGGCGCTCCGCTCATCTATGAGCTAAGGCAGATGGGAATTCCTCTTTCAGAGTACACACCGGGCAAAGGAAGCGATAAGATTGCGCGTGTAAACGCAATCTCGGACCTTTTTGCCTCGGGAGTTGTTTGGTGCCCAGAAACAAGATGGGCAGATGAGTTGATGGAAGAGCTGGCGGCGTTCCCTAACGGGGACAACGACGACCTTGTTGACTCCTCAAGCCAAGCTCTGCTTCGGTTTAGAAGGGGAGGCTTTATCCCGATTGAATCGGATGAGCCGGATGAACAGCGGTATTTTCGCCGCAAGAGTAACGCCTTCTATTAAGGAATTGACATGGCAGCATCAGATATGGTCCCCGGTATTGGTGGAGCCCCTATGGGATTTCCCTCTGGCCTTGAAGACATCCAGCAAGACAACAGCCCCGCAGTTGAGATCATGATTGATAACCCGGATGATGTTGAAATTGGCATCGACGGCGTGACCATCGACCTCATGCCAGAGGAAGAGACTGCGGAAGATTTCGGCGCAAACCTTGCCGAATACATGGATGAGGGTGAGCTGGGTAAATTGGCCAGCGACCTTATCGGCGAATATGAAAGCGATGTCGCCTCCCGCAAAGACTGGGCAGACATGTATGTCCGAGGGCTTGAAGTGCTGGGCATGAAGTATGAAGAGCGCACAGAGCCTTGGACTGGAGCCTGCGGGGTTTACTCAACAGTCCTGACGGAAGCTGCCATCCGGTTTCAGTCAGAGACCATCATTGAGACCTTCCCGGCCCAAGGTCCGGTCAAGACGCAGATCATCGGCGCAATCGACAAACTCAAAGAAGACGCAGCCGAGCGTGTCCGCACCGACATGAACTACAAGCTGACCGAGCAAATGCCTGAGTACCGCTCAGAGCACGAGAGGATGCTCTACAACTTGGGTCTGGCAGGCTCAGCCTTCAAGAAGGTTTATTTTGACCCCAGCCTCGGCAGGCAAGTCGCTTTCTTCATCCCCGCAGAAGACCTGATAATTCCCTATGGAGCCTCGAACTCCCGCACCGCAGAACGTGTTACCCATGTCATGCGCAAGACAAAGAATGAGATCAAAAAACTTCAGGTCTCGGGTTTTTACCGCGATGTTGATCTGGGCGAGCCCCAGATGTTCAGCACCGACATTGAAAAGAAAAAGGCCGAAGAGCAGGGCTATGATTTAAACGAAGACAACCGCTACCAGCTTCTGGAGATGTGCGTTGACTACGACATGCCCGGCTATGAGGATGAGGATGAGATTGCCGTTCCCTATGTTGTAACTATCGACAGAGCCACCACAAAGATTCTGTCTATCCGCCGCAACTGGAACGAGGAAGACAAGCTCAAGCTGCGCCGTCAGCATTTTGTGCAGTACACCTACATCCCCGGCTTTGGCGTCTATGGTCTGGGCCTGATCCACGTTATCGGCGGCTATGCCCGTGCGGGAACTTCCATCATTCGTCAGTTGGTGGACGCAGGCACATTGGCCAACCTGCCCGGCGGTGTGAAGACCCGTGGCATGCGCATCAAGGGAGATGACACACCCATCTCTCCCGGCGAGTGGCGTGATGTGGACCTCCCATCCGGCACTATGCGCGACAACCTAATGCCGCTGCCATACAAAGAACCATCTCAGGTTCTGGCTGGGTTGCTTGAACGCATCACAGAAGAGGCTCGCAGGCTCGGCTCAGTCGCAGACATGAAGGTCAGCGACATGGGTGCAAACGCACCCGTGGGCACGACTCTGGCTCTTTTGGAGCGCCAGCTCAAGACCATGAGCGCGGTTCAGGCGCGTGTACACAACTCAATGAAAGAGGAGTTTAAACTTCTCAAAGAAATCATCCGGGACAACACCCCGGAAGAGTATGACTACATGCCCATGGGCGGTAAGCCTGCCGCCAAGCGGGCAGACTATGACCTCGTCGAGGTAATCCCAGTCTCTGATCCAAACAGCGCCACTATGGCCCAGCGGATCATGCAGTACCAAGCTGTAATTCAGTTGTCTGCGCAGGCCCCTCAAATCTATGACCTGCCGCAGTTGCACCGTCAGATGATTGAGGTTTTAGGAATCAAGAACGCAGACAAGCTTGTGCCGATTGATGATGACATGAGGCCTCGTGACCCAGTCTCGGAGAACATGGCTTTCCTGAACGGAAAACCCACCAAGGCGTTTATCTACCAAGACCATGACGCCCACATCGCAGTCCACACAGCCTTAATGCAAGACCCATTGATGGCTGCGCAGATAGGCCAGAACCCACAAGCCCAGAAGATGCAGGCCGAAATCACGGCTCACATCTCAGAGCACTTGGCGTTTGCGTACCGCAAGAAAGTTGAAGAGCAGCTTGGTGTGCCCATGCCTGCGCCTGATGAGAACTTGCCGGAGGATGTCGAGGTGCAGTTGTCTCGTTTGGTCGCTCAAGCCTCTCAGCAGGTGCTGGCCCAGAGTAAGGGACAAGTGGCCCAGCAGCAGGCCCAGCAGCAAGCTCAAGACCCGCTCATCCAGATGCAGCAACAAGAGTTGCAGATCAAGATGAAGGACGCCGAGATCAAGGCTATGAAGGTCAGGGGCGATCTCCAGCTCAGGGCAGAAGAGCTGGGCCTCAAAGCCCGAGAGGCCGCTCAAAAGGTTGGAGAAGACCCAGAGCTTGCATATCAGCGGATGCAGACAGAAATCTCCCAGATGCAAGAGATGCATGCCATGGAAATGGCTGCCAAGCAGCAGCAGCTAATGATCCAGCAGCAAGAGGCCCAGCAAAAGATGGCGCAGCAAGCAGCACCTCAACAAGGAACGCCCCCAGCAGGCGGTAGGAGCCAATAATGGAATTACTTGAACACATCAGCAAGAAGCTGAAGGAACGTGAATCCGAATTGGTAAGAGTTGTTAGTGACGGAGCGTGTAAATCCTTTGATCACTACAAAGAGTTGTGCGGTTTTATCCGAGGTCTTCAGACCGCACAGCTTGAAATTGAAGACCTTGTGCGAAAGATAAAGGTAAACGATGACTGACTTTAATGTGCAGGCCGTGGACCTGTCTGGCATTCTCAACCAGCCGGTTGCAGATAAAGCCAAACAGATTCCCGATCCAGCAACTTATCACCTCCTGTGCATGCTTCCAGAGGCGAAAGAAGAATACGAGGGTGGATTATTGAAATCCAGCCAGACAATGCAGTTTGAAGAACTGCTGTCGCCCGTATTATTCGTTGCCAAGATTGGACCGGATGCATTTAAAGACGAGAAACGCTTTCCAAGTGGGCCGAGTTGTAAGGTTGGTGATTTTGTTCTGGTACGACCCAATTCTGGTACGCGAATGAAAATTCACGGAACTGAATGGCGGATTATCAACGACGACTCAGTTGAGGCCGTGGTGGAAGACCCCCGTGGTATTCAACGCCCATAAGGAATAATCATGGCAGAAATGGAAAAAGTTGAATTTGAGTTCCCGGATGAAGCGGAAGAAAAAAATCCTCGTGAAGGCGGCAGGGTTGTAGAGCCCGAGCCAGAAATTGAGGTTGTTGACGACACCCCGGAACAAGACAGAAACCGCACACCTCAAGACCCTCCAAAAGAGGTTACCGACGAGGAGTTGGAAAAATACACCGACCAGCGGCTTAAAACCCGCTTGGCCCATTTGGGTCGCGGTTATCACGACGAGCGCAGAGCAAAGGAGATGGCCCTTCGAGAAAAAGAAGAGGCTATTAAGCTGGCTCAGCAGATTGTTGAAGAGAACAAAAAACTCAAAGGCAGTCTGCATCAAGGCCAAAGTGCGCTTCTTGAGCAGGCCAAGAAGGTCGTTGCCAATGAAATGAAGGAGGCCAAGGACAAGTTCAAGGCAGCCTACGAAAGTGGCGACGCCGAGGCGCTGACCGCAGCCCAAGAGGAAATGACCTCTGTAAAGATGAAGCTTGAGCGTGTAAACAATTTCAAGCCAGCCCCTTTACAGGAAGAAAAAATTGAGGTACAACCGCCTCAATCGCCTCCAGCGATTCAGTTGGATGACAAAACTCGTAATTGGACAGAAAAGAATACGTGGTTTGGACCCAACAAGAAAATGACGGCCTATGCATTGGGTCTTCATGATGAGCTGGTTGCAAAAGGATATTCCTCTGGAAGCGACGATTACTACAAAGAAATCGACGCAGAAATGAGAAATCGTTTTTCAGATGTATTCGAGTCTGATAAACCGGGAGATGCTACTTCTCTCCCGAAAAGATCGAATGTTGTTGCACCGGCAACGAGAAGTACTGCTCCCCGAAAGGTCGTACTTACCAAATCGCAGGTGGAAATCGCCAAGCGGCTCGGCGTTCCTTTGGAACTCTATGCTCGTAAGGTTGCGGAAGAAATGAGGAAATGAAAATGGCTGAACAAAATCGTGAAAAGCGTTCTCTTGATACCCGTGAAGCTGCCGCTCGCCCAGCGAAGTGGTTGCCTCCCCAGCTTCTACCCGACCCAGTACCTGAGCCGGGCTATGCTTACCGCTGGATTCGTGTCAGTACACAAAACACGGCTGATCCGCTAAACGTTTCGTCAAAACTCCGCGAAGGATGGGAACCCGTTAAAGCGGCAGATCACCCAGAAATTCGTTTGTTTGGCAGCACCCAAGATGCTCGCTTCCCAGACGCAGTTTTGGTTGGAGGTCTATTGCTTTGCAAAACACCTGCTGAGTTCATTGATCAGCGTAATGCCCATTATGGCCAGCAGGCCGAACAGCAGATGCAATCCGTGGACAACAGCTACATGCGTGAAAGTGATCCGAGGATGCCGCTCTTCAAAGAGCGTAAGTCCACAGTCACTTTCGGTAAAGGTATTTAACTTTTTTGGAGTCCAAACATGGCTTACCCCACCGTTTCGGCACCCTATGGCCTTCTGCCTATCAATCGTATTGATGGCATGCCATACGCAGGTGCAATCCGTCAGATTCCCGTAGCCGCTGGCTTCGGCACCGCCATTTTCAATGGCGATACCGTAGTCATCAACAGCGATGGTTATCTCGTCAAATCAACCACAACCAACTCCGGCGACATCGTTGGCGTTTGTGTTGGCGGTCAGTACGTGAACTCGAGCGGCCAAACCGTTCAAGGGCAGTACATCCCCGCAGGTCAATCGACCTCCACCAACTATGCTTACGCCTACGTTGTGGATGACCCAATGGCTTTGTTCAAAGTCGCAGTTGTGACTTCGGGCACTACCATGGGTACTGCTGGTCGTACCGTTGTTGGCTCTAACTTGGCGCTCGTTTTGAACGCTGGTAACACCAACACTGGCAACTCTGCTTTCGCCGTCACTTTGACCGGCGCAGGCACTACCGCCACTATCCCAATCCGTGTGATCGACGTTGTGCCAGAGACAGCTACTGCCGCTGACACTTACACCGAGCTGTTGGTGAAAATCAACACACACCAGTACAACGACACCACTGGTGTTTAAGGAGTAAATCATGGCTATTTCACGCGCACAACTGCTGAAAGAACTGCTCCCCGGCCTGAACGCTTTGTTTGGTCTGGAGTACGCCAAGTACGGCGAGCAGCACAAGGAAATCTACGAGACCGAGACTTCGGAGCGTAGCTTTGAAGAGGAAACCAAGCTGTCTGGATTCAACGCCGCTCCGGTGAAGAACGAAGGCGCTGCCATTGCTTATGACAATGCGCAAGAAGCTTGGACTGCACGTTACAACCACGAAACCATTGCGATGGGCTTCTCCATCACTGAGGAAGCTGTGGAAGATAACTTGTACGACAGCCTCTCCAGCCGCTACACCAAGGCTCTGGCCCGTGGTATGGCTTACACCAAGCAAGTCAAATCCGCTTATGTGTTGAACAATGCGTTCACCGCTGGCGTGACTTATGGTGACGGCGTTACCCTGTGCTCGACCGCTCACCCTCTGGTGTCCGGTGGTGTAAACAGCAACCGTCCAGCCACTGCTGCCGACTTGAACGAAACATCGTTGGAAAACGCTGTTATTCAGATCGCAGCTTGGACAGACGAACGTGGTCTGTTGATCGCCGCCAAGCCTAAAAAGCTGGTTGTTCCCCCATCGCTGCAATTCGTTTCCACTCGTTTGTTGGAAACTGAACTGCGTGTTGGCACAGCGGACAACGACATCAACGCCATCAAAAACAACGGTTCCATCCCCGGTGGTTACACAGTCAACAACTTCTTGACTGATCCCAACGCTTGGTTCCTGTTGACTGATGTGCCAAACGGCCTGAAGCACTTTGTTCGTACTCCCCTCCAGAACTCCATGGATGGTGATTTCGACACTGGCAACGTCCGTTACAAGGCCCGCGAGCGTTATTCGTTCGGCGTGTCCGATCCATTGGGTATCTTCGGTTCTCCCGGAGCTTAATGGTGAGAAAAAAAGAGGGGGCTTAGGCCCCCTTTTTGTTGCGTTGGTTTAAACGCAGTGATATATTGCACCCACCCCCGGACTTTCCGGTGTATCTGACGGCTCCGGGCCGACGTCATGCAGACAGATACGCCTTAACCGCATGAGGAAAA